TGCCGTACAGGTGCTCCATGATGGGTGAGTGTGGAAGTTGTAGACAATAAAAAAGCCCCCAGCTGGGGGCTGGGGGCTTACTTGGTGGGTGCCTTTCTGGGCGGCTTGGTAGTGGTCTTGGGCTTGGGTTCGATCTTGGGGAGGTATTCGGCGATGGTTGGGGCTTGTCCCAACCCACGCTTGGTCTCCTGTTCGTTCACGAACCTGGCGGCTTTCTCCATGGGGTCTTCTTCCGGGGTCAGCTGCGATTCCAAGAAATTGGGGTAGGCATCCCGAGTGGCGATGGCCTCTTCCAGGACGTTGGTAAGTATGCCGTCTGGAGTAGTATCGACCTTGGGAGCTGCCTTGGTCTTGGAGACCGTACCCTCGGAAAAGCTCACCACCGTGCCGCTGGGAAACTCGACGTGCCTGGGGAACGAGTACGAAACGTCGCCATACATGACGTAGGTATATGCGCCCGACGGTGCCCGAGTGACCCTGGAGAGAAGTTGGGTTCCGTCTTCTTCCACGAGGTGGTAGCCTTCGGCTTGGGCGCCACGCTTCGGGAAGGGGAACTTATCCAGCTTGTACTCGGTGTTGTTGACGATAGCTTTCATGGTAATCTCCTGAGTTAGATGGGTGACCCACGCTCCATCCCTGGAACGTGAGGTGTTGCGCGACGGTACTAAAGAAGGTGGACCACTGGGCTCCAGAGAACCCCCACCAGGCCGAACCTCCAGCCTAGCACCAAGTCTATACCTTCCTGCGAAAAAGTCTAATTGAAAGATTCTATGGGCTGGTTAGCGTAGTTTATGTAGTATCGTTCTCCCTTTCGGCTCGGTATCGGCGAGCGTTCGCCGATGCTCCTAGGAACGATTTCTAGGGGCCTAGAAGGCGCTATCGCCCTCTACCCTACCCTACCCTATCCCCGACGCTTCTAGCGCCTTCTAGGCCCCTAGGTTCTAGTCCCGGCTCCGGCTCCGGCTCCGGCTCCGGCTCCGGCTCCGGCTCCGGCTCGATGACCCTATAGGGGCGCGCCCCAAGCCCTTCCGCCAGCGTAGGAGGCGTTAGCACCGCTGGGCCAGGGTAGGGTCTGGGCCAGCGGACGATCGCGCCTCTACGCGAATAGAAGCGTCCGCTTATATTCCGATAGGATACCCGAACGGGATAGAGGGTCTAAGACGTAGGGATAGTGCGGATACCCGAACGGGATAGCGAGGATATACCGTAGGGATAGGGCTGGCGGGGCCAGGGAGCGAGGGGCACGCGGCTGGGCGGCCCAGGTGGGGGTGGTCGGCATGCTCGCGGTGGGGGTGGGCCCATCATGAGGGGGGTGGCCCTAAACCGCCAAAAGGCCCCTACCCCTGCTATGAACTAAGCGGGGTAGTTGCATTCTAAATCTGACCAATCTCAAAAGGTGAACAAGTACCTTCCCACCTAGTTGAGTTCTCAAAAGGGGAACAAGTCTAGTATGGACAAAATGACCCTTTACTTTAGGATAGTACAGGAGTATGCTACTCGCATGGTTGAACTGCTTCCCGCGCTGAACTCTTCGGACCCGTCGGTTACGGACCTGCTGGAGTTCACAGACGCGGGCGAGCTGTCCCCCCAAGCGAACAGCCTGGTTGAGTACGCAATCCGAAAGGGTCGCAACCCGTACAGCCGCCAGTCGGTGAAGGAAAACTTTGAATCAGCCTTCCAACTGATCGGAGGTGTTCCCAGACTGGCCTTGTGGGCGGATAAGAACCCCACCCAGTTCTTCACCCTGTACGCCAAACTTCTCCCAGCCGCCTCTACGGTGGAGATGACCCTCCCCAGTTGTCCCAAAGACCTGGAGGGACTCACCGCAGGACAGCTCAAGCAACTGGTGCTACAACATGCTGCAGGTTGACGACATACTCAGGGAGCTGGAGAGAAAGGAGCAAGCCAAGCGCTCGCTCCCAGACTTCGCCGAGTATATGTTACCCCATCAGCCGTATCCGCACCAGATGGAGTTTTTGACCCTCCCACCGTCCAAGCTGAAGGTATGGTGTGCTCCCCCATCCTCAGGAAAGACCACCTACGGCACGCTGATGACCGCGGCGTGGAAGTTGGGGACTCAACCAGCTCCTCGCATTCTCATAGTGTCGTTCTCCCAAGAGGCGGCGAGGCACCTGAGCAAGAAGCTGCTGCACCTGGTGAACTCGCCCAAGTATACGGCGCTGTTCGAAGCACCTCCCCCAGCGGACTCCTCAGCGCAACAGTGGAGCACCGCCAACGGCGAGGTGAAGGCTATTGGCATAGGCTCCCCACTGTTCGGGTTTGAGCCCACGCTTGTACTCATTGACGAGCCTGTGGACCGTCGGTCAGCGGAAGCCAACAACCCGAGCAAGTTGAAGCAGCTACACACATGGATGCGGACGGACGTGCTCCCATCCCTCAAGGGGAGTCTGGTGCTGGTATGTCACCGCACTAGCAACCTTGACTTGGCGGCGTTCCTATCCACCAAAACCGCCCTACTGACCCATAGTGCGGACCAGATCGAGGGGTTGGACCCAGAAACTCTGGAAGACGCCCGTACTGACCCACTGAGGTGGAAGACCTGGTACCTTCAGAGTCCTCCCAGTCTGGACTGTGTACAGGACTTCCTGGACGAGATTCCGTATGTCCCTCGTGAGGCGTTCAAAAACTACCATCAGGCGCAGACCCGGTACTCCATCACCATTGCTCATAGGCGAGCCGGCAAGACGGTGGCGAGAACCAACAAGCTGATCAAAGAGGCCGTTCTGTGCGACAAGCCCAATCCGCGCTATGCCTACCTGGCTCCGTTCTTCGTACAGGCCAAGGACATTGCCTGGACCTACCTGAAACACTACGCCGGGGCCATTCTCTCTGAGGGCGGCAAGATCAACGAGTCTGACCTGTCCGTGACCTTCGGCCATAACGGGGCCCAAATCAGACTGTACGGTGCGGACAACGCCGACCGCCTGCGCGGTCTGTACTTTGACGGTGTAGTAGCTGACGAGGCGCAAGATATTGCCCCCAGCACGCTGACTCAGATCATCATTCCTGCCCTATCCGACCGAAAGGGGTGGTTAGACCTATCCGGCACCCCCAAAGGGTGGGGGAACCTGTTGGGTACCGCATACAAATCGGCACAGCAAGACCCCGCTTGGTTCTGCCAAGTACTCAAGGCCAGTGAGACAGGCATCATTCCCGATGAAGAGCTGGCTCTGATGAGGCGTATGATGCCTGAGAACGAGTACGAACAGGAGTTGGAGTGCTCGTTTGAGGCTGCCATCACAGGAGCGTACTTTGCCAAGGAGATGACCGAGGCCAAACAGACCGGCAGGATCACCTCAGTGCCCTACGACAAGTCCCTGCTGGTCCATACGGCTTGGGACTTGGGCATATCAGACAGTATGGTGATCTGGTTCTACCAGCAGGTAGGCAGGGAAGTCAGAATCATTGACGTGTACCAAGCTACCGGCCACGGTTTGGATCACTACGCCAGGGTGTTGAGAGATCGCAAGTACAACTACGGCGATCATTTTGGCCCCCATGACGTGGTCGTGAGGGAGTTGGGTACTGGCAAGTCCAGGAAGGAAGTGGCCCTGGAGATGGGGATTGACTTCGCCGCGGTTCCTAGGCTGTCCCTGAAGGACGGTATTGACGCCGCGCGCCTTCTACTCTCTCGCTGCTGGTTTGACGAGAAGAAGACAGAGTCCGGCATGGAAGCTCTGAGACAGTACCAGGAGAAGCTCGACAAGAAGACAGGAGTATCCTTGGGTCCCCTCCACAATTGGTGTTCCCACTACGCTGATGCGTTCAGAATGCTTGCCGTGGCCCTACAAGACCCCCAACCCAAGAGGTTAGAGCTGGCGTTCGAGTATGGTCACGCGGTAGGAGGGTGGATGGGATGAGTACCTACTCGCTGCATATCGGCCCGGCCAGTCTCTCCATGGGACATACCGAGGCGTTGCCCCACAAGATGAGACCCCTGGTGTGGGAGATCACCAACGTGTTCGTCCCAGAAGAGCACCGCAACAAGGGTTGGGGAAGCAAGCTCATTCAGCACGCCTGCGAAACCGCGGACATTCAGAAGATGCTGCTAGTTCTTCATGTTGAAGAGGGGAACGAGCACCTCATTGACTGGTATGGCAAGTTCGGATTTCAGACAATCCAACAAGAGCCTGAGATATTGATGGCTCGCAGCGTTCAACCCGTACTCCACAAGGTACACTAATGGCCGACCAGGAAAACGACGACATCATCAAGCAGGCGGAGAAGCGCCTGGGAGTGTGTCGCACTGCCGAGAACGACAACTTCAACGACGCACGTGGAGATCTGAAGTTTCTCAAGGGAGAGCATTGGCCTGAGGACTCCAAGCGGCAGCGCACCATCGAGAAGCGCCCCTGCTTGACGATCAACAAGCATCCGGCGTTCCTGCGACAGATCACCAACGATCAGCGTCAGAATCGTCCCAGCATTCACGTCCATCCTGTGGATGACTCGGCTGACTCCAAGATCGCCGAGGTGCTGGAGGGGATGATCCGTCATATTGAGTACTCCAGTCAAGCCGACATCTGCTACGACACGTCGGTACATTCGGCAGCCGCGGTGGGGTTTGGATACTTCCGGTTCATCACGGACTACGAGGCCCCCGATTCATTCGACCAGGTGATCAAGTTCGACCGGATCAGGAACGTGTTTTCTGTCCACATTGACCCGTCGATCAAGAGCCCAGACGGTAGTGATATGAGGTACTGCTTTGTAGAGTCCTCTATGACTCGCAGAGAGTTGAGACAAGAGTACCCCAAGTCGGAGGCGGCTACTCTCAGCGCCATTGACGATGATGACGAGAAGGAAGTGGTCATCCTTGAATACTACAGCATTGAGGAGGCTCCAGACACACTTATCAAACTCTCCAATGGCGAGACTGGGTTCAAGAGCGATCTGGTGGAGTTGCCGTTTGGAGTGGAGATCGTACAGCAACGCCCATCGTTCAAGCGCAAGGTCATGTGGAGGAAGCTGGCCGGGTTTGACGACAAAGTTCCCGGCAAGGCCAACCCCATCAAGTATGAGCCCAGAATTACAGACGTTCTGGAAGAAACGGAAATCCCCTGCGACTTCATTCCAGTATTCTTGGTTATCGGCACCGAGCTGGATATTGACGGCAAGGTGACCTACTCCGGCATCATCAGAGACTCCAAAGACTCTGCCATGATGTACGACTTCTGGATGACGTCGGCTACGGAAGAAGTCAGCATGCGACCCAAGTCCCCCTACATTGGGGCTGAGGGTCAGTTCGCGGGTCACGAGGAAGAATGGCGTCAGGCCAACGTCAGGACATTCTCCTATCTGGAGTACAAGCCCAAGACCGTCAACGGCGTACTGGCTCCGCCTCCGCAGCGCCAGCCTATGGCCGATGTGCCCCAGGGCGTCTTGCAGATGGCGATGCATGCCTCGGACGAGATCAAGGCTGTCACGGGCATCTACGACGCCTCACTGGGAGCCAGAGGGAACGAGACCAGCGGACTGGCGATCAACTCACGCAAGAAGCAGGGCGATCTGTCCAACTTCCACTATATCGACAACCTCAGCAGAACCGTCCGCCACGCCGGCAAGTGCTTGGTCAACATGATTCCCAAGGTGTATTCAGGGCCCAGGATCGTCCGCATCATCGGCAAAGATGACAAGATCAGCCACGCCAAGATCAACCAGCCGGGACCAGCTCAACTTACTCAGGACGAACAGGGCACCATACAGGCGGTCCAACAGGTGATCAACGACGTTACCGTTGGCAAGTACGACGTCATCGTTCAGTCTGGCCCAAGCTTCTCGTCGTTGAGGGATGAGTCCAGGGCAGCTATGATGGAGCTCAGTGGAAGTTGGCCCAAGCTCATGGACGTGGCCGGGGACGAGGTGGTGAAGTCCATGGACTGGCCCGGGGCCTCGAAGATCGCTGACCGCATACGCAAGACCATACCGCCTGCGCTGCTCGCTGAAGATGGTCAGGGGCAGCAACTTCCCCCGGAAGTCAAGCAGGTCATGGATCAAGCGGCCAACCACATTCAGGAGTTGGAGCAGCAACTGCAGGAGGCCCAGAACGGTACCAGGTTGGAACTCATCAAGGCGCAGAAGGAGATCGAGATCGCCAAGATGAACAACTCTACCAAGATGGATGTTGAAGAGCTCAAGGGCTGGCTGGCTATGACCCTCCAGGCCATGCAACCCCCTCCGGCCCTGTCGGCTGACGTAGCGCAAGACATGCAGGAAAACGATTCACCCCCCGCTTCCTCTGCTGGCCAGCAGGGACAACAAGCGCAATAGGCCCCGTGGAGAATACCATGACTGAAGAAGTGCAAGAACCCGAAGTACAAGAACCCGAGACCCAGGAGCCTGAGGTACAGGAACCTGAGACCCCTGAGCCCGAGCAGGTTGAGGAGGGGCACGACCCCGAGCCTCAGAAGGGCAAGAAGTCTGCTCAACAACGCATCAACGAGATCACGAAGGCAAAGTATGCTGCCGAGCGCGACGCAGCCTATTGGAGGGGCATTGCGGAGGGAAGAACCCCGCAGGCTCAGCCAGTACCTGAGCAAGTTGCTAGTGAACCGGCAGCTAAACCAAACCTTGCGGACTTTACTGACTACGAAACCTATGTCGAGGCGCTGACTGACTGGAAGACCAGCCAGAAGATCGCCGAAGTAGTGCATCACCAACGCGCCGCTACTGCT